CAAGGTGGCCGATGCGCGCTCGCGGGATTCGAACAACACGATCCTGCACAAGAAGTTCCTGGGCGGATCGATTACGCTTGCGGCGGCCAATTCGCCGGCGGGCCTGGCCATGCGCTCGATCCGCTACTGCCTGCTCGACGAGGTGGACCGCTATCCGGCGAGCGCCGGAAGTGAGGGCGATCCGGTAAACCTTGCCATCACCCGCACGGCCAACTTCTGGAACCGCAAGATCGTGCTCTGCTCGACGCCGACGACCAAGGGCGCATCGCGGATCGAGCAAGCCTGGCTCAACTCGAACCAGCAGAGCTTCTGGGTGCCGTGCCCGCACTGCGGCGCCTACCAGGTGCTCGCGTGGGGCAACCTCGTCTGGCCAAAGGAGGCGCCAGAAAAGGCGCAGTACCGCTGCGAGCACTGCTCGAAGCTGGTCGCCGACTGGCAGAAGCACCAGATGCTCAAGGCCGGCGAGTGGCGCGCGGCTCGGCCGGAGGTGGCCGAGATCGCAGGTTTCTGGATCAACGGTCTCTATTCGCCGTGGCGCAAGTGGGGCGCGCTGGCGAAGAAGTTCCTGGCCGACAAGAAGTCGATCGAGACGTTGCGCGAGTTCGTGAACACGGTGCTCGCCGAGCCTTGGGACGATGCCGCGGAAACCACGGTCGACCAGGCCACGGTCATGGCGCGCCGCGAGCACTACCGGGCGGCGATGCCGTATGGCGCGGTGGTGCTGACTGCCGGCGTCGATGTGCAAAAGGACAGGCTCGAGCTGGAACTCGTCGGCTGGGGGCGAGGCGAGGAATCGTGGTCGATCGAGTATCGCGTGCTGCCGGGCGATCCGTCGGGCGCGTTGGTCTGGCAGGAACTCGACACCTACCTCGAACGGCGTTGGTCACACGAAACGGGGATCTCACTGCCTGTGGCGGCGTGCGCGATCGACGCGGGCTACGAGTCGCAGGCGGTGTATGAGTTCTGCCGGACCCGCTATCACCGGCGCATTTTCGCCGTGAAGGGCAAGGGTGGGCCGTTGCCCGTCTGGCAGCGCAAGCCTACGGCGAAGAACATCCGCGGCGAGAAGCCGTGGATCGTGGGTACCGACACGGCGAAGGAGACAATTTACGGACGGCTCAAGAACCCGACGCCGGGCACGCCTGGCTACTCGCACTTCCCGGCCGACCGCGAGGAAACCTACTTTGAGCAACTCCTGGGCGAGGTGCTCGTGACCACGTACGCGAAAGGCCAGCCCAAGCGAGAATGGCGGCCCAAGCCAGGCGTGAGGCAGGAGGCGCTCGATGCGCGCGTCTACGCCTACGCCGCGCTGCGGGCGCTCATCTCGATGGGCTTGTCGCTCGACAACGAAGCGGACCGGCTTCTGGCGGCAAACCGGCCGCGTCCCGTTCCGGAGGATGACACTGACCGCGCCCGATGGCTGGGCGATCGGGGAAGGAAGTGGCTCACGCGATGAAAGTCAGGAGTCAGACGCAGGCCGCCGGGCTGGCATGGGAATACCTGGTGGTCACGGCAGAAGCGGAGTCCACGGCCGCGCTAGCAGAGTACGGCGCGCAAGGGTGGGAACTCGTGGCGGTCGTTCGCGAGTTCGGGACGCGGGCGACGTTCTACTTCAAGCGGAGGCGCGGGTAGATGGCCTGGACGCAGCAGCAACTTGACGCCGTCGAGGCGGCCATCGCCAGCGGTGAACTGACCGTCAGCTTCGGCGATCGCACGGTGACCTACCGCTCGATGGATGAACTCCTTCAGGCTCGGGCCGTGATCCGGGAAGCGCTGGCCGCCGAATCCGGCACTACGACAGACCGCTTCTCATTTGCTCAGACCTCAAAAGGATGAACTGGCTCGACAAAGCGATCGCCTGGGTATCGCCCGAGACGGGTCTGCGCCGGATGCGCGCCCGCCGCGCCGGGGAACTGATCCGGCTGGCCTATGAAGGCGCGCGGACCGACCGCCGCACGGGCGGCTGGGTCACCACCGGCAACTCGGCCAACGCCGAGATCTCAGTGGCGCTCTCAAAGCTGCGCGAACGCTCGCGCGACCTGATCCGCAACAATGCCTACGCGGCGCGCGCCGTGGCCGAGGTGGTGGGTAACGTCATCGGCACGGGCATTACAGCGCAGGCGCGAAGCGGCGAGCCGGACCTGGACCGCTTGATCAACGCGGCCTGGGCGGACTGGATCGAGGAGTGCGACGCCGACGGGCAGCTTGATTTCTACGGACTCCAGGCGCTGATCGCCCGCACGGTCTTTGAAAGCGGCGAGTGCCTGGTGCGATTCCGCCAGCGGCGTGAAAGCGATGGTTTCACGGTTCCGTTGCAGCTTCAGGTACTCGAGCCCGACTATCTCGACCACACGAAGACGCAGAAGACTGAGACGGGCTACGTCATCCAAGGCGTCGAGTTCGATCTCGTGGGCCGCCGCGTCTACTACTGGCTCTACGGCCAGCATCCCGGCGACGTGGTGCAGACAGGCGTGCGTGGTGGAGCACCTCTGCAATCAGTCCGCGTGCCTGCCAGCGAGGTTCTCCACATCTACAGGAAAGACCGCCCGGGCCAGGTGCGCGGTGTGCCGTGGCTGGCGCCGGTTGTGGTCACACTGCGCGATCTCGATGAGTACGAAGAGGCCGAACTGGTCCGCAAGAAGATCGAGGCCTGCTTTGCAGCGTTCGTGACGCAGCCGCAGGGCCCGGATGGGCCGCCGATCGCTCCGGCCGTGCCGGACCCGGCCACCGGCAAGCGCGTTGAGAGCTTCGAGCCCGGCATGATCGAGTACCTGAAGCCCGGCGAAGAGATCACCTTCGCCTCGCCGTCAGCGTCTGCCGGATACCGCGACTATGTCGCCGCCAAACAGGCGCAAATCGCCACGGGCTTGCAGCTCACCTACGAGCAGTTGACCGGGGATCTTTCGCGCGTGAACTACTCGAGCTACCGCGCCGGGCTGCTCAGCTTCCGCAACGGTATCGAAGGTTTCCGGTGGCTGACCTTCATTCCGATGCTGTGCATGCCGGTCTGGGAGCGATTTCTCACGGTGGCCTATGCGGCCGGCGCGATCCCCGAACCCGGCCCGTTTCGCGCTGAGTGGACGCCACCGGGCTTTGGCAGCGTCGATCCATACAAGGACTCCGTCGCGACGCTCAACCGCCTGCGCACCGGAACGCTGACGCTGCGGCAGGCGATCGCCGAGCAGGGCTACGATCCGGACGCGCAACTGGAACAGATCGCCGAGATCAACCGGCTGCTCGACGAGCGCGGCATCGTGCTCGACTGCGACCCGCGCCGCGTGACGCAGAGCGGCGCCCAACAAAAGGAGCTTCAAGATGACCCCAACGAGAGAACGGCTGGAAGCCCAGTTTGAGGCGCTGGCTCCGGCCGACCGCGACGACCGCACGGCGACGCTGACCTGGTACACCGGCGCGTCTGTCCGCCGCTGTGACGCGCGCGGACCCTTCGAGATGCGCTTCTCGATGGAACCGGGCGCGATCCGAATGGGACGACTGGCAAGCGGCTCTGCGCCGCTGCTCAACGGGCATCGTGACTTCACAGTCGACGACGTCATCGGCGTGATCACGCGGGCGTGGGTCGAAAACGGACAGGGCAAAGCGACGGTGCGGTTTTCGAAGCGCGCCGACGTGGATCCGGTCTGGCAGGACGTCCAGGACGGCATCCTGCGCAACGCCTCGATGGGAGTCGCGATTCACGCCGTCGAAGATGCGACGCCGCAGGGAGCAGCAATGCGCCAGGTGCTGGTGACCGATTGGGAGCCCGAGGAAGTCTCGCTCGTGCCCATCGGCGCCGATCCGGGCGCGGGATTCAAGTTCGAACGGGCAACTGGCCCACAGGAGCAGAAGATGGACGAAACCATCGTTACCGCCACGGGCGAAGAGACCCGCGACGAACTGAAGATCAACCTGGATGCCGAGCGCCAGGCCGCCGTACTGGCCGAACGCGCGCGCATCCGGGAAATCGAGAAGGTCGGCCGCACGCTCGGTCTCGATGCGCACTTGGTCGCTCAGCATGTCGAAGCAGGCACCTCGATTGAGGAGTTTCGCAAGCTGGCGCTTGACGATACGGCACGCCG